ATCATTATCTTTAGTTTCTAATGGAGTGTTATCTTGCGGATTATTCTTCCTCGCTACCTCAGCCTGTAGGAAACTATCTGATAATTTTCTTAACTCTCCAACTTCTTGGGCTTTACGTCCAAGCTCCTTTTCAAGATTAGTGTAACTATCAATTATTTCTTCTGTTGATTTTCCGGCAAACTTAGAAGGTATGTTTTGCTCTTCTGCAACTTCTACACTATCCGTACTGGATTCTATATTTGTTGCTTCTGATGCTTCTACTACCTCTACATCGTCTGTTATCGTACTATCTTCTATATTAGAAATTTCTACGTTAGATTCTTCTACTGCTTGAGATTCTTGCGAATCAAAGTCTGCTACTATATTACTCATATTATTACTCTCCGCCCCGTAGGGTTATGAAGTTATTAAAATGGTGGGGCTATATATCTAGTTCTTCCACCGCTAGTTTAGTTGCCTCTTCTAAAGCAATCATCTGCCTTAAAATTGACACCTGACCCTTGGCAAACCAAAGGTCTCTTTCAGACTCTATTGAGTCTAATTTATTATAGATTTCTTTGAGATTTGTTAGTTCTTTGACTAAGTCTCTCCATCCATCTTGTTCTACTAAATTTTGTCTCGCTTTATAATACTCTTTAGTCGTTTGTTCTTCTAAGTGCGTTTGCATAATTTAGAGCTGTCTCCGATTTAAGATGTTCTACTTCAGGAATGTTTCTAGCTGTCTCTGAATACTGCTTTTCTATGTCAGCCTTCATTTTTTCTAGTTCCATCATTTTCTTCTGTAGACTCATAATTCTTTCTTGTACGTCTAATTCATTCTGTGGCTGTGATGACCCCGCATCTGCTTGGTGTTTCATAGCTCTAGCTTGTTCTTCTTGTGCTTCTGCTAGTGTCTTCTGTATATCAGCCTGTAATTGCTGCATTTGTAGCTGTTGAGCCATCTGTTGCATCTGTTGTTCTTCAGGATTAGGCTGGAAACCTTGCATAAGTGCTTGTACCACTTGGTCTCTATTATGGATACTAGAGTTCTGAAAGACAGCTAATAATAGGACATTGAAAGCAGGAGAATCTTTCGGAATTGACTGGAGCATTTGAACCATCTGCTGCATTTCAAGCTCTTTAGCCATAATACCCATAGTAGAGTAGGGTACGAACTTATAATCAGTAACAGGATACCTGTCTACGTCAAATTGTATTTTTCTCCACATACTCTTATTAATCATAGGTATGAGGAATGTATTTTGGAAGTTCATCAGAGTACGTTTCTGTCTCTTAATGCTCGCAGACTGAACCATTGACATACCACTAGATGTAGCTCTATCCGGAACACCCATATCCGCAGAACCAGTACCCATCTGAATCATATTTTGCAATGAAGCAACCTGATTGTAGGTATTTTGGTCTGTCGAACCTAGAGTTAGAGGCATAAGTGCTTGCCTTGGGTCTCCATTAGTAAGGATAGTCTTACCGGGACGGACTTCAAGTTTGATTCCTCTCGGTAGTCTAGTAGCGTCTGCGGCAATCATTGGTGTAGTAGTGAGTGCTAACGAGTCAATCCTAGCTCTCATCTCTGCATCTAATGCTTTTTGCGGGTTATACCCCTTCTCACAAACCCCTCTCCCCCAAAACTTGTTTGGGACGATGTCGTGTTGATAGCTCACAAAAGGTCTATCATTCATCATAAACGGATTCTCTTCCGCTCTTAGTATATATTCATCATTTGCTAGTGTAACGACAGCTTCGACTAATTCATCTTCATCATAATCAAAATCATTGTTGTCTTCTTTAGCATTTAGGAACTTTCTAGGTACTCTACCCCAATACTCAGACAATTTAATCTTATCTGTAGCGTCCATAGCCATATAGTCAGGGTCATAACCTAGTCCTACCTCTTCTGTATTTGCTGGTATTTCAAGGTTTCTATATATACCCTTATCCATCCCATCAGCTACAACATAACGTGGCTTATAGACCTCGTGAACGACTCCTAGTGCCTCATTGATACTATTAGCACTTGGGTCGATAAGAAATTCTTTAGGAGATACTGCTTCTATCTTTACCTCAACTTCAGGATACTCTTCTATTTGTCTTGTCGTTGTAAGTGTGCCTTCTACGGGCATCTCTACTGGACGTCTTTTAATGTTCTCTTGGGTGATAATCTTAGCAATGCCTGTACCATATACAGCACCATTAAGAAATACCTCACATAGAGCGTCTTTACATCCTGCAGCTTCTAAATCTTCTTGTAATAGATTGCGTATGTATTCTACGTCTGATTTTTCTTCATCTAGCTGGTCATCTTTAATATCGAACCATTTTCCTCTGCCAAATGTAGCTTCTTCTAGCTCCGCTACGCTTGCTTCGACTGCTTGTTGTAAAGCAGGCGTGATGATTCTAGATTTTTCTGACTGTCTATTCTGGTCTTCTGCAGACCATTGACCACGCCATAGACGATAATATTCATCCCATTGTGATAAATTATTATTATCTCTGTTGTTCCTCCAACCTTCTAGTTTAGCAGATAGCCAACTAGCAAGTGCTTGATAATCGTCTTCCGGTTCGTAATTTTGTGCCATTAATATCCTTTAATATCCTGCTATATCATCATAAGGCTGCCAATCCTCATCTATTTCTATAGTGTGCATAAAGTCTGCTACACTTACTTGGTCTATATACGCGAGACTATCGACCATATCATCGTGTGTTCCGCTCGTAGGAAACTCTAATAACTGTGATTCAAAGCCTTTATTCCAACTACCTTCATTAAATGAAATCTTACCGTGTTCCATCCGCCCTTGTAGAGCCCAAGTAATTCTGTCTGCTTTCTTTTTACCACCGTGGGTTACGTCTGTTATGACTACCCATCTATTCTCTGCCCGCATCTCATCTTCTAAGTATGGCAGAATTGCATTCTTTAATGCACCTGATTCTATTCCGACAATCGTTGCCTGATTTTCAATTGCAGCCTGTAATATCTTAGTAGCAGTCTCTTTAATATTCCATCTACCGTGGAGTATATCCTTAACCCACCACTCATCATTATTAATTTTAACGATAGAGATAGCTGTTTCATCGAGCTTGCTACCTTTAAGACCACGTTCCTTTTCAACCTTTTCAAATCCTGCAGGGTCGACTGCAATGACAAAGTTTCCGTCTCTTGGTTCTTCTGAGTCATACTTAATCCATTCCTCTTTAAATATACCACCAGTAAAGGAGACAAAACTCGCCTCGAACTCTTGTCTGAAGGCTTGAGTGCTCATAGTCTCTCTAGCTACTGCAATCTCTTCAGGGTCTAATATAGGGTTATCTGTAGAATTATACTGAAATGCTTCCCAATCTTCATTCTTTTCTAATTCTGCTTCCTTCCATATCTCATAGAAGTGATTCTTTCCAGCTGGCGTACCTATAAATAATGCACCACCTTTTACATCTGCTAGTGTAGGTCTTATAATCTGTTCCCACACCTCTACCTTCATCGAAGCATATTCATCGAGGACGACATAAGCAAGTCCCACGCCCCTCAGCGTATCTGGTCGGTCAGAACCCTTAAGGCTAATCTTTCTACCGTTGACTAGAGTCATCGTAGCTGTATTCTCGTGGGTCTGCTCTATTAAGTCAGTATCCTGAAGTAACTCCTTCAGCATATTCCACATAATATCTTTAGCCTGTTGGAACGTAGGACCTATATAAAAGACATCCTTATCTTCCGACTGTAGGGCTTTAATGATTAATATCCAAGCTGCTAACCTAGATTTACCAAAGCGTCTACCCGCACTTACGACTTTAAATCTTGCCGTACTATTAAATATTTCTAACTGAGCTGGGTGTAGATTTACGTCTAACTCCCTACTCATTTACCTTCTCACCTAATTTTACAATGGTCTGGTCTACACTCTCTTCTGATATTATTACACCTTCTTCATAATCTAAAGGTTTTTTATTGTCAGCCTCAATAACTTTCTCTGTGAGTCCACCAACATTAATAATAACATTACCCTTACCTTCTTGTGACCTTAACTCTACAGCCTTAGTTGTGGGCAGGATTCTATCCATACACATTTTAAGACAAGTCCTGTCACCTTCTAATGCTAGGTCTATTACTCTTTGTACAATCTCTGGACCTTTTGCAGACATCAACTCTCTACTTAAAGCCGTATACTTGTTGACACTACCCTTAGGTCTTCCATTAGGGTTTAAAGACTTCATACCCTTGTATAGATTGGGTGAACCTTTGTGCTTTGAAGGCATCTTTTCTCCTTAGTAATACTATAGATTCAACTAAAGAGGTATATTTAGAATGATAATAAAGGTTATTTCTAAGAGAAGCCTTTTAGGTGAAAGTTTAGATAATAATAAATGTTTTATCTATAGTAATATTATAGCATACTTTTCAATGATTGTCAATAGTAAACCTTAAATTAATTACTAAAGTCCCTCTCCGCACCTCCAGATTTCTAGAATTTCTCTAATAAATAACTACTTTTACCCAAATTCACCCCAATCTGCGAGTGAGCCTATATT